GCTGTTTCCTAATAAAAGAAATGATGCTTCTGCTCCATTTGATAGCGGAATTGTTTGTGAAGTATTATTCATAACAAATATTTGTGACCCAAAATTAGAAATCTTTTTGCCAAGTATTTTTGCAAAAGGATTTATTCCAGTACTCCACATTGTTGGATAAGCTGGCCTTTTATTAAAGGATACGTCTCTTTTAATAATTTCTCTTACCACTGTTCCAAATTCGTCTACGGCTACTGCCTTTTTGTTATTTGCTGCTATCTCGTCAGCTTGATAGTTACTCATATAAATTAAATCGCCATATGATGCATTTATTAAATCGTTATTAAATTGACCTTGATATATATTTAATTCTGAAAGCCTGTCGTTATACTGAAATGGCGTTAGGGTATTGGCATATGCATAGTCAAAGGCAACTTCACCTCTAGTGCAAACTAATCCAATTTTTTTGCTAGGAGGCAGAATTATTGATTTATATTTATCTATTTTATTATTTATTTTATATGTAGTATCAGTTACTGTAATTCCGTAACCATTTATAAATGCAGTAATGGTAACAGATTGATTATCTACCTTAACCTTAACGTCAACATTATATGTTCTTCCGCCAAATATTCCTTCTATAGTAGACTCAGTTCTTGTCCCAACTTCTTTTAATGGTGTTTTAGTGTTACCTATCCATTTTTCAATTCTTACAGATTTTTTATCTAAGATTGCAGACGCTGAGGAGGTGGACTCCATAATTATATAATACCCAGATGTTGCTGCTTCATTTAAAAAGAATCCTACTCCACCAGCATGCAATGTATTTTCTAAAGTGTCTTTCATTATTAAACTTGTTCCAAAAGAAAAATATCCAGTATTATATGAATCTCCATTTGTTGTAGATACGGTTTTAGTAGTTGGTATTGTTAAAGAGTCAAAATTTCTATAAAAAACTGCAGACTGTTTATTTTTATATTGTGCAGCAGTTACTGCTAGCTGTAAGTATGATTTACTAACTTTAAAATCTTGCCTTGTTGAAGAAACTGTTTGCCCACCGTAACTAGATGTAGTACTAAAATTTTTTCTCCAAGTAAACCTACTATCGGGCACAAATCCATTTAAGGATGGCACCAAAACTAGTTGATATGAAGTTCCACTTTTTAAGCCAGTTACAGTAATAGATTTGCTTGATGTTGGTGGGTTTGAAGGAACATCAAAATTTTGAATCTGTGTATACCCGCTATCTAATATTTCATTTATTATAACGTTATAATTTGTAGGATCACTTAATCCTGGATATGTTGTTACCGTAATTATTGCGCCAGTTTCGGAAGGCTCTATGCCTGGATCAAAAATTGATGTATACGTACTCATCCTATTAAAATCCCTGTCCATGAATAACTTGAAGATGGTGCGCCACTATAATTATGTGCAGCAGCAGTAGTTCCTAAAGCGCCTCTTGTTTTAATTCTATATCTACCATTTGGTTTTATATTTATTTGAAGAGTTGTGCCTGTCGGTGGTTTTGATAAAGCAGTATATTTACTTAAATCAGATGCAGATTCTATCCATATGTTTACAGGGTTCGTTCCATTATTTAAAACAGTGCCGTTAATTGCATCTGTAACCGTGGTGTTTGTTGTTTCTGATGGTATGTACTGATACCCCATTGCATCGTATTCAATAATTTCTGAGTCTACTAAAAAGTATCCTTCAAAATTAAATCCAGATATTAATTTATTATATACACTGGGTCCAGATAAATCAATTGCAATATTGCTATTACCAGAAGCATTTAGTGACTCTGTAAGTCCGCCAGCAATTATAAATGACTCTGAGGATTGCCACAAAGGGTCTGATGATTGTAAATACTCACTAGTTGTTGGAGTACTCCATCTTATTTTAACTTGGTTAGCAGAAGGCATTTCTTTTTTAGAAAAATCAATTATATTTGGCAAATAGCTTCCTACTGCTTCTTGATAAAAATTCCAATCTTTTGTTGTTCGTGAATACATATAGTTTCTGCTATAAAATTGTAATACGTTGTTTTCATCTATAATAGCATTCATTTGGATATCTCTACACAACTCTTGAAGGTATTCCCATACTGTTTTTGATCCGTCTGTCCAAAAATAATTAATTAATGGAACAGAAGAATCTGATCCAGCAGATAAATTAAATTTATAATTAGTATACCCAACTGAATCTAATAGCCTTCTAATAATTGCAGTGACTGGATAGGATTCGCATAATATGTCTGGGCATATTACTTCCATTAAATATTTTGCTGAGTCCAGGGCTGTAAGTGAGACCTCTCCCTGATTAGAAATGCTAAACTCATTTATATAAAACTGACCTTGGATAATTTTATCGTATTTATCTTCACCTTCTGTTATTAAACCATTTGAATGATATATTTTAAAAAATGGAATTATTTTTGCATTTTTGTCCATATATATTAAAGATGAATTTAAAGCAACACTTCTATTGTATGGAATATATTGTAGGGTGCCTTGATCATATTTAGCTAAATTTAAGTTAATACTGTTTGCTGTTATTTTTCCAACTGGAAGTAGCTCTTCTGAACTTGATGAAGACTCTTTGCTAATTTCAAATGATACTACATCTGAAGAAATATCTTTTATCCACCTGGCCGATACTTCGGTTACTCCTATTATCTTACCAGATCCAGCGCTTGGAGTGGTAACTGTTATTGATTTGATGGCTATTGGATCAGCAAAATATTGTGGCTCTGACGGTACTGTTGCAGACCATGTGCCTGTATTGTAATATAATTCAACTAAACCATTGGCTGGTGTTGTAAGTGTAGTAGCAATAGTTTCTTCTGTATTGTTTGACTTAACTATTTTAACCGTATATGTTGATGGAAGACTGTGTGTGCTTTCAAACTTTAAAACTATTTTATTTGTTAATGCATATTGAGTAAGATTAGTTAAATAATTAATAGTAATATTTACACCAGTATTTTGTGGGGTTACCCAGTATTTATAATATGTGCTTTCTCCTGGGTAATATATTCTTGGTTGTGATTCTGGATACGATACTGATCTGTAATTAGAAAAAGTGTTTTTTTGTATTTCTGTTGGTCCACCGTTTGCGACTGGTTTTTCTAAAATAAAATATTTAATTCCAGATGCTACTGGTCTGAACGGTTTGACAATTGAGTCTACAGGAAATAATTTTTTATATGGATTTGGCCTACTGCTTGGCCAAGTAGATTGCCCGATAGCGTCTACAATTTGTGAAGTATAAGATGTGTCTGCTATATTATTAGAAGCAGAAACTCCATCTAACATTGTATTCATATTATATTCAATATAGCATCCAGAATTAATTTTAATATTTGTACTATTGTATAATAAAGTTTTTAAATTTTCTGATCCTGCTATCATTTAAACCTCTACCAGGGTTAATGACACACTCCAAAATGGCTGAAGTCCTCTTTTTGATACAGAAAAATTGCAATCTCCAAATACAACCGCATATTCTTCATAACCAGAAGACTCTTGATTTGAACCATTTTTTGCTAAATTAACTCTTATATTAAAAGAAGATTGTCCTTCTGCACTATTGTAAAATGACCTTAAATCTTCTGCTCCCCAAGCTCCGTCTACAGTTAAAGTTCTATATGATGGCAGCATTTCCCATGATAAAGAAAATATTTTCTTATCTGCAATAAAAAATTTTCTTAATAACCCATTAGCCATTCTTGTGCTTTTTTCAATTCTTTCAGTACTAATATCAAATGCAGATCTATTGTGCTCTGTCACCTTGTTGTATTTAAGAGTTCCATTTCCACCATTTTGCGATAAGTCATATCCTCTTATCTGTAAAATTGATCCTCTTGGCATTGATATTGTACTCATGCTATTACCTTACTTGGCCCTTGTTTTGATTGCATTCTTCTCATTCTTTCTTCAATTGTTCTTGCAACATCGTCCGCTGTTAATTCTGTTCCATTAAGTGTAACATTTATATTGTATAAAGCATTTGATGTAGATGCATGTCCAGCATCACTCATATTAACTCTTCCGCCCATATTCATTCTAGGTATACTGTATTTAGTTGCAATTCCGCCTGCTGACATTTTATTAATTCCGTCTAAGAAAGAAGTTCCAACTGATTGAACTGCTGCTGCTCTTATTACATACTCACCATTTGAAAGCATGGCTGGAATTGAATCTGAGGTTCCAGTTCCTGGTCCAGACACCATGCCTGCGGTAGCATATTTCTTTACAAATCCGCCCATTGCAAAATTAGATTTTTTAGAACTAGCATTACCAATTAATGTTGTGCCTATTGTATTGGTATTAGTATTCCATTCATAAACCATTCCGCCTGGTGTTTCAATTCCATATGCTTTATCACCATATTTAAATAATTTATAGGTTTTATTTCCAACAGTTGCATGACCAGTATCCCTAGCAGAAAGTGCTTTTATTCCTGCAGATTTAATACTTCCTGAATTTGTATAATTTTGAATTGTTCCTACAGCGTATGTTCCGCCAGCTGCAGTTGTTGCACCAGCATTTTGAGTCTGACTTTGTGTTGGTGTATAGGTTTTACCTGGTTGATTTTTTAATACTTCAAGTATTTGTTGTAATACTAAAAGTTGTTTACCAGCTATAACCTCTGACCCTTTATTTAAAGCACCTAATAAAGCATTTCCTTGTACAGACTCTGTGTTTATTTTTCCAACAGTAGTTTGACCGTCTTCACGAGTTATATTTTGAACAGATCCTGTTACTCCTAAATCTTTTAAGTATTTATTTCCTCCTGGTGTTCTTTCTAATTTTTTAATTAAATCATTTAATTGAGTAAGTGCTTCTTCTTCTGTTATGTTTTCTAAAGCCCTGTTTTTGTAGACAGTTTGAATTTGTTGATAAATTCCTGTAAGTGGGGATTCTTTTGGCTTTGCTGTTGAAGCTGCGTTGCTTACTGCTGTAGATTTTTTATTTAAAACATCTATTTGTGCCTGCAGGGCATCAATCTTAGATTGTACTGCCTTGTCTATTGCATCTTCTGCTACCTTTAATTGTTGTGCTCCAACAAGTCTTTGAATACTAATTTGTGCTTGTGCGGCACCAGCCATATCACCTTTAGCAAGAGCTGTTTGATAATTTAATTGCTCTTGCTGTATTTGAAGCTTAATATCTTCAGACTGTTGCTGATCTCTTAAAGCTTTCTTTCTTTCATCGCCTTCTTTTTTAATTTGTTCAATTTGTTTATTCTTTAAGCTAATTTGAGTTTCAAGATTTTGAATTGCTGTTTTGCTTGCAGTTGCTTGTTTTTTATTAAAGGCGTCAATGTCTTTGGCCATTTTTCCAGTTAAGGAATTTCCTTGAGCTTCTTTGCTTGTAACATCTAATAATTTATTGTAGTTATTAGTTACTTCTTCTACTGCAAAAGCAAGTTTTTTTAATTGTCCTTTATCTAATCCGTTTAAATCTTTTTGAACTCCGCCAAGAACAATTCTCCATTTTGACAAAGCCGTTTCAACATCATCTGATGTGCTTAATATTTCAGCTAATCCTGGGGAAGTTTTTGATATTTCAACTATTAGATCTTGAGTTAATTTTACATTACCTTGTCCAGATTTTTCTATTGCATTATATTGTTCTTTTAACGCTACAGATTTATCTGTAGCATTTTCTATGTAGTCTCCCATTGATGAAAATATTTGAAGTAGTCCAGCAGCCCTATCTTTGCTGTCTGTAAATTTAGACATAGCAACAAGCATAGATTCAATTGCAGTTTTTGCACTCGTAATTCCAGCTAGCCCTTTATCTCCTAGTACTATTTGAATAAAACCAGACTTTCCAGATTCTGAAAGTAACGCAGCTATCTTTGCATTAGCTTGTGATGCTGACTCTCCAGCAGCAACAAATTGAGCTTTTAATCCTTGTGCAACTGTGACTAATTTATCCGATGGTGTCTCTTTAAACAATTTAACTAATTCTGGATACGTAGACTTTACTTTTTCTCTTAAGTCAGCAAATTGTTTTATAGTTAATGTTAAACCAGATAGTCCAGCAGTATTCATTTGTGCATGCAATAACGCTGCGTTTGCTCTGGTATCCTCTAATGTTTTTGTAACTTGCTTTAATTGTGAATCAAAATCTTTAATTGGTTTTACGCCACCAGAGAATGCTAATCGATTTAACTTAGCAGATTCTTCTTGATTCTTTTTAAATTTAATTAAAGCTGCTGTTACTCCTACTATTGCAGCACCAGCTGCTATATATGGATTTGATAATAAAGGTCCAAGCCTTCCAAGTATTCCAGCAGTTGATGCTCCTTGTGCAGATACTTGGCCGAGCTTTTGCATAATAGATTGTAGTATGGCGGGAACAAGTATCATTCCAGCTAAAGATCCTAAGTTTCCTCCAGCTTTTTGACCCAATGATGCACCAGCAGTACTGCCACCTATATAAGCAGCTGTTGTTCCAAGACTCCCCATAACAGACGGTATTCCATAATTATTTTTTCCACGCTTTACTTTTCCTCCAACGGCTCCACCTTGATTGTATCCAAACATTTTTTCAGTTATTTTACTGAGCAATCCTTTTGGATAATTGTTTTTAAATGGATCAGAAGACCATAATGCAAGTATCTCTCTATCTTTTTTACTAATTCCACGATGCCCTGCTACTGTAGAAGCGGCACCAAATAACATTCCGTTTGTTTGACTTGGATCCATTGCTCTTGCTAATTTTGGTCCTCTAACACCTTGAACTTTTAGGTAAGTATCAGGAGTTGTTTGTTCAAGTTCGCTTGCTAAAGCATCGTACATTAAGTTTTGTGCTCTAGGAGTTAAACCAGATCCACCAAATAATTTTTTACCCATTCCAATTTGAAGAGCAAGGTTTCCATATCCTGAAGTTGGGGGATTGTTTGTAAGCCCGTCTCCAGCTAATCCTTGTCCCCATGTAATACCTAATTTTTTATTTAATTGTGATTTAAATTTTGGAGCTAAAGCTTTTCCAACCATTCCACCTAAATTTAAAGCTTGAGCAGTTGTTTTTTTACTTCTTAGTACGTTGGTGACTTTAAGGTCTTTAATAATGCCTTTTGCCCTTTGTCTAGAAACTTGATCTTTTCCAAAATAATCTAGTATAGAACCATCAACTACTGGTGAAAAACTATCTTCTAGTGTTAGGGTACCTGGTAAATCATCACTAATAGTTGAGTTGTTTTTGCCATATTTTAAAAACAAATCTTTGTCTATTTTATTTTCTAAATTAGCCCATTCTTTTTTTGGTACCCCAGTTCTTGCAAAAAGATCATTATATTTTCCTTTATGTTTAGAATTTAATAAAATAAAATCTTTTACTGGTATCCCTGTTTTTAATCTTTGATTTGCATAAGAATCATATTGATAGGTATATCTACTAACAAATCTACTTCCATCTCCAGCAATCCTTGCTCTTGTTGCATGAGTTGCGTGTGTTACTGCGCTTGAAGAATATAGTGATCCAAGTTTAGCTTTTTGCCAAAGTTTTCCTAATTCAGAGTCTGGTGATAAATCTTTTTGCTGAATTGTTCCAGCCCTATTATGTGTTGCCCTTGTAATAGTAGAAGCATATTGTGATGCAACTTGTGCTGCCATTTGTGGATTATTAGAATTTAATATACTAGCTTCCAGCCCTGCAGCTGTATTTGCTCCTCTTGTAGGAATTTCTACTTTACCAATTTTTACAGAAGATCTGACGTCCCTAGATCTTATTCTTGGAGTGTCATATCCTGAAGATCTACTTATTCCACGAGGCCTTCCAATTCTTCCAAGACCTGTCAAGCCATAATTATTTTTTGAAGCCACAACCCTGCCGCCAACTGCAAATTGATTGTTATAGGCTAGTAGCATTTCAGATTCTGATGGTGTTGGATTATTAATTATAATTTCTCCAGGAGTTACCATTGCTGGTACTACTTTTCCACCTTGATTGTAACCCATTAAATTATCTGATGCTTTTCTATTTAATACAATATCTCCCTCTACCAAATTCATAAATTGAGTATCTGTTGTGTCTGATCTTGGCCCAGGAACAACCATTCCGCCTGTTGCAAATTTCTTTGGCATTGTTGTTTCTGTTGAATATCCTGCCCCGTATGTTCTTACCCCAAGAGATCTTGCAATTTTATCTATGATTTTTGATGCTGGCCTATTTGGTCTAAAGATTTCTTTAATGTTTGCTTTACCTGTAGGTCCAACTATTGGCTGATTAATTAAAGGAACTTGTGTTAAATTAGCGGTTCTTCCAAGATCTGCAGCAACTTGAGCAGTTGTTTGCGCCATCATTGCTTCTAGCTGTGAATTTATTGCAATAATTTTTGCACGAGCAGTATCTAACGTAATTTTTCCTGCTTGTAGTTGTTGAACAATTAATGCAGATTGTGATGCTGCATTGGTTGTTATTTTTGTCATTGCTGGAAGAAGCTGTCCGAATGTAGTATTTATTTCTGTGCTAAATGTTCCTGTTCTAGCAATTTCTTTCTTTAAATCTGCAACTTCTCTTTTTGTCATCATAGACAATGTACCCATTAGAGAATGCCACTTTGCTGCTTCTCCAGCAACTATTCCCGTAGAAGCCCCTCTTGAAGATGTTAATCCTTCAATTTTTGGCAGATCCCCTGCCATAAATATTTGAGGAACAGTTCCTATTTTTTGATTTACATCAATTGATCCTGGGGTAACAGAGTGAATTGTTTGAGCATCTCTTTGTCCTTTACTCATTAATGCTCTTGGGTTATGGTGTGAAGCAGCTCTTGTGCCTACATCTCCCACAAGCGGGTGATTAGGATTTACTACTCTTTGTCCAGCAATAATATTTGTTCCACCCATAGTAGATACTCCTGGGTTTGTTTGAATTATTGCATTTGATGCATCTGCTGCTAATTTATTATATGAAGCAGACAGTCTAGATATTGCTTGATTTAATATATCTGCTGCTTTAGCATCACTATAAAATGTTTGTTCTGCAAGTGACCCTGCTTTATTTGCTGCAAGTATTTCTGGTGTTAAGAGTCTCCAGCCTTCTCCACCTTTAAACATAGCTCTAAAATGAGATGCACCTTTAATTACATAACCAAAGAAGTTTGCAAGAACACCAGTAAGCATAATAAGTGGTCCAGCTACCGCAGTAAGTCCTCCAAAGAAAGCTAGAATTGTTTTTATTGGTCCAGGTAATTTATCTATAAATTTTAATATTCCACTAACAATATTTATTAGATGTGTATTTATTGTTAAAAACTGTTCGCCAACTACAGCTAGATCTGCCTTTAATCCTTCAAGAGCTCTCCTGTACTTACCAGAAGCGGATTCTGTAACCATACTTAATTCTCGACCAGCAATGTTTGCTAAATCTTGAGAACTTGCTTTCATTAAATCCATTACTTGTAAGGTTTGGCTTCCTTGCTTTCCAAGGTTTTCAAATAAAGCATTCATACGAGCAAATTGGAATTTACCAAATAATTGTTCTAATGCCTGTTGTTTTTGTAATGGATCTAAGTTGTCTAATGCTGATTGTAATGCCAATAATGTATTTGTTGTGTTTCCAGCATTTTTTTGAACAATGTCAGTTAATGATATTCCAAATCCAGCAAACATTTCTTTTGCTACTTTAGTTGGATTAATTAAAGATGCAAGTCCTGACTTTAAAGCGTTAGCGCCTTCTGATGCATTGATTCCGCCTTCTCTCATTGCAGTTAAATACAATGCTAAATCTTCTACGCTACCTCCAAGACCCTTAATAATTGGACCAGCTTTAGGAATTGCTTCTACTAAGTCATTAAGAGTTGTTGATGTCTGGTTTTCAACTGCGTTTAAAAAGTTAATTGATTCTGCTAGTTCATCAGTATTTTGTTTGAATGCAGATTGAATTGCTAATGTTGCCTTCATTGCATCTTGTCTATCTACTTCACCAAGAACTGCTAGACGAGTTGTTTCTTTAATTGAGCCTAATAATTCGTTACCTTGCTTTCCAGTTGCAGCAATGTCAGCACCTAATGCAATTGTTTCTTTAAATGAAGAACCGTATGCTTTAGATAATTCAGATGCGGTTTCAGTAACTTGTTTTCTTATTTTGCCTAAATCACTTGCTGATGTAGCAGCTAAACCACCATAAACCTTTGTTAAACGAGTTAACTCTTGATCGGCTTCTCGAAATGCTTTTGCAGATGCAGCTCCAAATGCTGCTAATGGAACAGTTAATCCTACGGTTAATTGACGACCAGCCCACTGGGTATTCTTACCCCAATTAATTAATGAGTTTGCTCCTTCTTGAACTACACGATTCATAATTTGTAGTTCTTGTCTTGCTAAAGCTGTTTTGCTTTTTACCTTATCAAGGCCAGTTGGAATGTGAACATTGTACTGCATCAAACCCTCGGCATTTTTGCCAAGAGGTTGAAGAATTGCATTTTGTAGCTGAACTTGTTGTTGAGCTAATTGTCTAATTAATCCGCCATTAGTTTTTAAATGTCCTTGATATACTTGAAAAAATTGTTTTAATTTGATTTGGCCTTTGTCTAATTGAGATCCAAATTTATCTACATCAGATGTTAAATTTACAAAGTGTGTGGAAAATTGTCCAGTGCTTCTAAGTGTGTCTGCAAAAGAACGATTCATTACAGCAACTTGTGCTGCTAAATTCTTATTTGTTGCGTTTAATTTTGTTTGAAGATTAGTTAAGGCTGAAGATACCTTACCGAGATCTGCGATAAGATTTGAAAAGTCGGACGTGGCGACTATTCGGGTGACTATCTGTTCTTCAGCCATTTACTATAATTTTACTCCTTAGAGTATCCTAAACCTGCGTTTATTCCGAATCCTGCTTCTGAGGCAAAGCTTCCTTGTAATGATAGTACATCACTACCGCTTGCTTTTACTCCAAGAGCCCTTCTTCGTATGTCGTCAAATGTAGGACCTTCTTTTTCTTGTTCATCATTTAAGTTTACTCCCTGAAGAGATGCTAAGAATTTTCTTTTCTCATCTTCAGTTTTTTGCATTGCCTTAAATGTTTGTATCAGTTCTGGCATTGAAAGGCTTTCTTCTAATTCTTCGTAATTTTTCCAATTACCTAAAAGAAAAACTTCTCCTAATAAAGCGGCTAAATCTAGTTCTGACCAGCCAGAACCGCTGCCGCTAGAAGGTTTGGGTCGTCAAGTTTAATTCCACCACATACTTCTAGAATTCTATTAATGGTAGGCATGTCTAGTGCATCTTCCAGTTTATCTTTATCAGCTACCAATTCTGGCACCTGAGATTCAATTGCAATTCCACATGCTGTAATTAGAATTGTAAGTGTTTCGTCTTCTCCTGACGAAGTTTCTGTTTTTTTAATTTCTGCCATGAACTTTCTTAAGGCTTTAATAGTCAATGGTTTTAGCTTTACCTTTGAGCCATTTTGAAGTTCAATTTCTTCTACGTCGTATACTGTTGTAGCCAATTTATCCTCCTAGGATTGTCTTAATTATTATAACATAATGGTATTATCACTACAAATAGAAAGGCCCCCAAATTAATGGGGGCCTCTATAATTTAAATTAATTAAATTAAACTGTTAACACACGGTCAATAATCTTACCGTATTCTGAGCCAGAGTAGTTAGCATCTGGTAGAAGACGGAATGTTACTGGGAATGTGGTTGGAGTGGTACGTGCAAGTGAGAATTGTGACTGTTGTACAGACAATACTCGACGAGCATAATATACACGCTCTGATGCGGTTGAGCTAGCTGTTGGAGCTAGACCTACTGCAATTAATTGACGCTCTGTTGGAGCCGCTCCTAGGGAACCTGCCTCAAGACCTAAAACGTCTTTCTTAGTTAGTCCAGTTCCTGATGTTGATAAAGATGATGCATTCTGTCCAAATACCGCTACAATGTTTTCTAGAGTACCTTCTGACATTTCTGTTGCAATCATAACCTCCATTGCAGATTTAAACAGCTTAGCTGTATCTAGCAATTGGTCAACGGTTACTGAATCGTATGTTGGGTTGTAAGTAATTTGAAGACCGTTGTTAGTAAAACCAACGTTACGATATCCAAACTTACCTGCTTCCTGATCTACTGCATTTAATGAAGTTGTGTATGAAACTCCTGATGCGAAAGCTGGTACACCAACTGTTGTTGCACCTGAAGCTACCGCTACACCTGCTTCTGCGTTAGCAATATAATCTGCATCGTTTACGTCAACTGTTGATAAAAACAGTGGTGACGCACCAACGAGAATATTTTTTGCATTACCTACGGATTGTGCCATAGTTTTGTTTCCTCCTATATTTCAATATATATATATTTAAATCTTAAGTTCAAGCTGGCTAGGCTTCTTTCCTCATGTCCTATAATACGGCATAATGGGGTCTAAAGCAATTTAAAGGAATCGACCAGTTTGATCTGTTATTCTTGAATATTTAGCCTCTAAAATAATGTCTGTTGACAGGAAGCCTTTTAGCTCTTCAGATGGTTCGGTAGGGGATATATCGGCTATAAAAATACTATGGAATTTAAACTTGTTATTTAGGGACTCAAACCTATTTACATCTTTTGCAGAGTCATCCATTCTCCTAAATAGGTCGGTCATAAAATTTCTTATTTCATTAATTTCTGAGACATCTGTGGAGTAAACTGTAAAAAGAATTTGCTCACAGCATATTAGCCAGTTGTCCTCATATGAAAGACCAATCTTGTCATAAATTATATGCTTTTTGCCACTCAAAAATTGGTTCATTTCTGGAGACTGTTGGACTGGGATAATAGGGACTATTGCACTTCCTATGTTATCGCTATAATAATCATCCTCATCAAATATCTTTGCTTCTAATAGTTCTGCCCATAAGAATTTTCTTATTTCTAGCATAGCGTCTAATTTAAAATTGGCTGTCATATCATTGACGCTCCAAATGCTTTTTCTGATGCTGCGTCCGCCATTGATCTAATTAAATTTGGAGAAAATGAGTACTTAACTGTTCTGATTGTGGCTGGAATTCTTAGGGCCCTTAGTGACTCTGAATTAAATAGTTCTTTAAATCCAGATTTTTTAATAGAGCTGTTTACTAATTCCCCACTAAAGAATCTTGAATATTGTAATTTAAATTGATTCATTACACTAGTTCCTCCTGGCCTTTTAACGGTCACTGAGGCACCTTTAGGCATAAACACTGTATTACCATCAACTTCAAATACTAGCCTCTCAGAATGGCGTGGAGCAATTTTAAGGGGCATTCCAGCTTCCATGATAGAAGCTTTTGCTGCAAATACATGTCTACGTTTACTATTTGATGCTGGGACTAATGACTTAGACATAAGGAATTCAAAATCAATTTTAAACGATATTCCTTCAGAATCTATAGATGTTAACTTAAATAATCTAGCATTCTTATTTCCAGACTTTTTCCATTCATATACATGGTGAAATGATTTAGGCTTTGTTCTTGCCTGAGCATCTATATAATTTCCAAAATCTTTTTCTATTTGAGTAAATACTATTTTTTTAAAAGAATTTTTAAACTTTTTGCTATTGCTTAATTTGGCTATTACATTAGCTTGGTAATATAGGGCTGCTGATATTTGCGCCACATTGCTATCATTAATAGCCCCCTTTGGATTTTTATTATACATTAATCTTTCAAGACCAGAAGCAGCCTGGAGAAGCATTGCGTTAGATTCCAATTTGCTGGTTCTCCGATCTCTTTAATGTTGAGTTGTATGCTAAAACTTGTCCAAATGGATCTGTTATAGGGGTCGTTCCAATTATTTCAAAAACAGTTGGGGTATCAGATGGATAGTTTAATTCTGTCCAAATTGCTTCTTCATTGCTATCTCTAATATTAGTAATTTTTTCTCTAGCCGTAAGTCTTTCTGAGGTGCGTACTTGAATTACCTGCTCGTTGTTATATTTATTACTAAATATCTGTTTGTCCCCAGATCTTGTTGTTGCAGAGTTTGTTATTACGCCTTTTGCATGACAATCTAATGTTTTATAATAATTCCATTCTTTTATTATAGCCCCAGTATCTGGGTTTTGTACATCCAATTGTTTATATATATCCATTTTCATGGATAGCACTGCTTCCATGATATCGATCATTAGATAAGCACCATGTTTGTTATAACATACGGGGCAAGTAATTTATCTACATATGCAGAGCCAGTTCCAGAAAATGCATTACTTGAGTATTCAAAGTCCCAGTCAAATGTTGAGACGCTCTTTAAGTATCTATCTGTCCACATTCTGTCTTTTGCAAAATATTGTCCAATTAATTGAACTGCTGCTTGCTCAACTTCATCTGGGACAGATTCCCAACCAAATGTTCCAACTACTCTATACCTAACGTTTTTTCTAAAAGCTTGTCCTGTGTACAAATCATTAATTGATGGCGGTATCATTCCATTTGCTACATATACAGTATTGTCAATAAGTTCAGTTCTATCTAGTCTAATACCAAATCCAGTTTCTGATATTACTGGTGTGTACCCCCAGTTATTTACTTGAGGGCTAGATAAGTTATCAATTAACAAAAAGTCGTCTGCATATAATTTGTGTATTTGATTTATTTTATGAGGCATAGGAAGAATGTCTGATCCATTACCGTATATTACTTCTTCTTCTTGATATAAATAAAAATTCTGCCCAGTAAAATCTTCTATTATTTTACGAGCATATTTTTCTGCCATGGACAGATCATGATAATTTTTATACTTAGGATCGGATGGATCGCTTCCAATTTTTAAATCATCTATTACTTCGGCAAAGCTACAATATGGAGTTACAATATCTAAATAGGTTGTATGATCTCCATTTAGTCCGCCAACTTGATAACTCCATACAATTTTAAATTTTCTATTTCTAGATGTATAAAACTTAGACAGTGATACTTGATACGTTCCAATATCAGATTCTACTTTATCAGCAGTGCTTGTAGAAATTACTGTTGCTGGGCTTATAGACGGACTAATAGTAATATCATTGGTTATGTCATAAATTCTAGCTGTAACTGAATCGTTATCAGCATCAACTATTTCATTATTCCAAAATATCTTAGTTTTTACTGGTGTTACCGTATCTTTGTATATCTCTGCCATATTAAAGGCTTAGATTAGTTATAGAAGTCCTGAACTTCCTTTGGTGTGGCTAATCTAAAACCTTCCTCCCTATCAAAAATTTCTTGAGCTTGTTCCTCAGACATTGCTACAAATGGGTGTGTACTTGTAAATGTAAATCCCATAGCATCGTATCTATGATTTGCTCTTTCCATTCTAACTAAAACTGAATCTTTATCTTGACTCTTTTTAGCATCAAATCTTGGTAAAACTTCAATCTCTTCTTTATTATCGTCTATGTCTTTAATAGTCTTTTGATATATTGACCATGTCACGCCCTCTTCAGCTAATGATGCAATAATATCGTTCTTGCTTTTTAGTGTTTGTATATCTACGCCAAAGTCTTCGGCTATTTTTTTTATCTCAGATAGTTTTAATGTCTCAAATGACATATATTCTCCTTAGTCTAGTTATTTAATTATATCATTACTAAATTCAAATGAAAAGCCCCCAAGATTAATTGGGGGCTTTTATTTAGATTAATTCCTAATTAGGAAGCAATCTTAACGTTCTTTACTACTACCCAAGCGTCTGCTTGCTCAATTTGAACGCCAACACGAGTATACATTGTGTACTCGATTGAGTCCTTCTTTGGCCAGAAGAATCGGTATACAGTTACATCACGCTTGATACCAATAACTACGTTATTTGGGAATGTCAAGTGGACGTCACCGTGTGATCCTGTTGCTCCTGAGTATGAGCCAGTTTGTGTCTCGCTTAATAGCGGAACTTCAACAATTGGAATACCAAATGCGAAAGGTGCTACGTATCCTGCTGGACCGCCTAGTGGCTGTACGCCTCCACGGATAACGCTTGAAGCGATATCTTGTGGGTTAGCTGATCCATCTGCACCAAGTAATGATGCTGAGTATAAGTAATCTTGAATCAAGTTTGAACCTGACAAGAAGCGAAGGTCTGTACGACGTTGCTTGTACTTACGTGGAAGTGCCTTTAATGCGCTATTAAATGTAGCACGACTAATTGCGGCTCCACCTGCATCTACTACGTGACCGTTTGCTTTTGCAAGCTTAACTGTTCCGTCAAATGCTTTGTAAAGTTGATCAGATGATAGAGCTGTGTTTCCGTTAAGAACCAAGTCTTCAATATCATTACCAGCCTGTGTTGCCATCAGACGTGCAATATGATCTTCTAGATCTGCACCTTCAATGTTGTCTTCTAGAGACTCAGTTGAAAGTTCCCAATCTAGACGTAACTTCTTTGTTGTCAAAGAAATTTTTGAGAATGTCACAGCAGAGTTGCCACTGTTTGCGTCATCTCCTTCTGTCGCAAGCTTCATAAGCTTTTCGCCTACGCCCATGCGATCAATTTCAGTTGTATCAGATTTCATTCTAACGGTACGTGCGACTTTACCAATTACGGTTGCGTCGAACATGTAGTCTAGAAATCGAGCTGATTGTTCTGGATTAAGTAATCCACCATTGCCATTTTCTGACCCTGTGTGAATTCCCTCTCCTCCAGTTGTTGAAGCAAAAGTGCCTGTGGCTGTTGTGCCAGTTGCAATTGCCTTTTCTAATAATTCATTGCTCATAATTTATTTACCTACCCTTTATTTAAATAGTTCGTTTACGGAACCGAGGAAAGAACCATTCCATTTTGATTTTTGGATTTTTACTTCCTGAGACCCGCCAAGGTCTGAGGACTTCTTAATTGCAGTCTCTGATTCTACTGCATCGACACGCTTTTCTACACCATCAATCGTGTTTTTGATGTTCTCAACAGTTTTGTTGAGTTCTGAGTGTTGTTCTGCCAACTCTGAGATTCTGGCTTCTACGCTCTTGCTAAAAGATTCAACTGTTTCTTTAATAGTTGTAACTTGTGCTGCATTTGCTTCTGAAGCCTTGCTTAGAGTTTCTGAGAAAAAGCCTTTTAGGTCACCTAACATTTTTGCAAAATCAGGTTCATCAACGACGACTTCTGAGACGTCTGCTGCTTTTTCAACGATTTCGGCAGAAGCATCTGCTACTACATCTTCTGTAACAGCTTTTTCAATTACTGCTTCTGCAGGGATTGAAACTTCTACTGGAGCAGTTTCTTCAACTGCTACTGTTTCTGTGTTTTCTGACACTTCATTACCTCCTTTTGCGTTTGCCTGTTTTGCTATTTGTGTTTCAGGCAACGTAAATCTTGACTTCTTAAATGAAGCAAGAATTTTATCTATTTCTTTTGCTTTGTTAACATCGTTAGTTTCTACCCAGCCAATTAAACTTGCTAGTTTGCCAGTTACTGGTGAGGTGTAGGTTGCTTCTGTTGACATAAATACGGAATCACTATCTTCACAATAAAAAATATTTTCCGTAATGGTATCTGCTGCTATTCCTTTAAAAATTAATTGTCCATTCATTTTTTGAATAGATAAAATATTACATAATTCATTTGCTGGTGAATCTACAACTGACAATTCTATCAATGAGTATTCTTTAATAAATCTTACTGGATTTCCTGTAGACTTATTTACTTCGTTTTCTGAATCTACAATCTTTCCGCCAATTGAAAATCCTTGAAGAGTTCCGTCTAAAACTTTTTCCCAGGTATCTTGTGCGCCTTTTGATATGTATGCATCTACATATACTCCATTATAAAATTCACCTGATTTTGTATCATAATAAGTTTCTGGTTTAAATGAAACCATTTTGCCAACTGCATTGGATGAATGCATTTCTCTGATATTGCCTCTAAAACCTTCAAAAGCTTTTAAGCTTGCTTCTGCGGTTACAACATCTCCTGTTTGATCAATGTTGTCTAGTGTTGCAAAACCAGAAACTGTTCTCTTTTCACGATTGACTTTTGTGAAAGGAATAGATAAACTAATATCATCGCCATTACTGGACCAATAAGATTTTTCGATATTCATATGCTTAATTTTATCTTTGTATACATAAAAAGGCAAATAACTAGTTGCCTAATAATTAAGCTGTGGTTCTACCCTCACCTTTTGGATTTCTGGCCTCCCCAGAAATATCGGGAGAATTTGCAGATCTCTCCTGAGTTCTTTGTCTGGAATTACCAGCCTGGGCTCTTTGCTCTGCCGCTCCCTGTGCCTTTAAATCAACGACATCGTCTCCGCCATCTCTAGGAACCATACCTTTTCTAATTCTAACTTCATTTGGGGTAATTACTTGCATTCTTAAATATCGCTCATCAATTTTGGACTGAGTGTCCTCGTCTGTTAAAGTTAATTCATTAAATTTAAGCATTAATGCATCTGTTTTTTCTGAAATAATTCTATTTAACTTTTTCTCTAAAATATCTTGTGCTGGTCTACATACTTGCTCTTTAAACATTTTATCTGCATCACGAGCAGACGCCAAACTAATTCCCTCTGGAACTCCTATTTTATTTATAGGAACTCTATGAGCTAATAGTATTTCATCTCTATTTGATTTACGATAAACATTAAATGAAGACTCTTGAGAGTTTGCCTCAATTGGCTCCATTTTAAATTCAACCTTTGAGTCTGGACTGTCTGGTGGAAGTGGTACATATAATGATCTGTGGTTTTTACCCTTTAGCCCTACTTGAAAAAACTCCAATAGTTTTCTTTCAGATTCTGGTGAGAGCTTTGCGCCCTTAACAGTAATTACATATCTTGGAACTGCTTTATTTTCAAAATAATCTAAATTATATTTACCAGCAAACTCATTGCCAGCCATTGATGTTTGTGCTGCGACTATATCTGGAAGGCCGTAGTAATTATTCATTGGTGTATATTTCTTTAAATGAATAATTTCATTTGGTCTATCTGTTGCATCGGCTATTGGATTAAGAGTTTCTTGATCACCAAAATTTCTAAAGTATACGGCCTTTCCGTATAGCAATTGAATAAATCCATCACGCAAACGACGAACACGCATAGTCTTTGCTGGAATATGTCCAACATATCCTATATTACCTGAAGTAGTTCTACCAATTTCAATAAATCCATTTCCTGTAGCCTCTAAATCTGTATAGGCTTTAATTAGTGTTTCTGTAAATGTCTCTTCTTCATTTGTTTCTTCTAGCCAAGTATCTAAATCTTGACGAAGTTTGTTTAATTTTCTACGTGCTCTATCTAATTGTTTTTCATCTGAGATGTTATCTAAGGCATCGTTTGCTTTTTTCGTTTCTACAAATGTGAATCCAAGTCCTACAATATTTGCAACCTTTGCATTAATTGCTGCGTAGTTATACGGTGATATTTCATAAATTTTTGAAAGGTATTCTAAGTTATAAACTGGTTCGACCAAGTCGAACATTGCATATCCAGTAACTGCTTGTTGCAATAAATTTTGTTGAGTTCCAGTTCCGTCTTGACCAACAAATCTTTTTGAAAACTCTCTAGACATTTTTCGTTTAAAATTAGTGCTAAGTCCATTAACTTTTTTTAATTCTAATTCTCCG